TGCAAAGTTTTAATTTATCTATTGAAAATCCAGCAGATTATGTTGGATTTGACGGTGCGAATTCAAGACCATCTTCTATTAGCAGAAGTGTTCCAGAAGGACCAGTAATTACATTAACAAGTACAGTAAAGTTGGATGTAAACACCAAAGGGTATTTGGCTAACTTTATGAACAACTCAGCACAAACTGCACTTATAAATCATGTATCTAAGGATTCGAGTCAAGACGCTGCATTAGATAGTACAACTGAGTTTGGATTTCACTGCGACAAGGCCATCATAACCGGAATGAGCTTTAACGAACAAGCTGCAATGATGTACGACATTGAACAAAAGCTTTTATTCGGTACATTCAAAATAAGAAACACATGACATTAAAAACCGATCACGGCACATTTGAGATCCGTGATCTTACCTTTAAAGATCGGCGTAAACTGCATCGCTTAGAGCTTTCTGCGCTTGATATGCAAACCAATGAAATGATTACAGATAAATTCTATGATATGTTGGAATGGATCATGTCATTTGCATTTAGAACACCAGAGCAAACTTTTAAGGACATGGATGACACAACCGTGGATGAAATCCTTATAGCTGCTTACAATCAATACAAGGCTGGCGTTTCTAAAAAAAAGACCTAATGCACCGCATTGGCTTGTGGATGAGTTTTAAAAAAGCAAAGCCAAACGATCTTACCTTTCCTTATTACGCATATAGTCCAACACTTGGACATGAGGTAGAGTACGATGAAAAAGAACTGTGGTGCGAGATAGATCGTATACTAGAAGAAGATCCAGAGCATAAGTTCACCATTGGTCAGCAATGCTATTTTAACTTGATACATTGCTCAAATTCTGCGTATTTCTTAACAGACGAAGTCATATTCGCCTTAGAAGAATACATGGCAATGAAGCGCTTTAAAATACCATTAGCACAAGACATAGATAGCGCGCCATATGAGAGATTAGTCATCTTTTCAAGTATAGATGATGAGTATAATGCAGCGAGTAAGTTAGATGTCTAAATTTATTATAGAAGTCCGCACCAGAGGTTTTGGTAAAGCAGAACAAGAATTAAAACAAGCAAGCAGTCAAACACGCAAATTTGCACGAAATGCAAACGATGCAAAAGATGCTGGAGCCGTATTTAGAAAAGAAGTAAGTCAGCTTCGTAATAATATGCTTTTGTACACCTTTGCGATTGGTGGTGCTATTGCGGGTATGGGTCGCTTTGTTATGGCTGCATCCGATGCGCGTGAACAGGCTAGTAAGTTTCGCGTTGTATTTGGTGAATTTGCGCCAGAAGCAGATGCGTTTGCACAAAGTATCACTGATTCATTTGGTATCGCTAAATCGGAAATGATTACGCTTCTTGCACGCTTACAGGACACGTTTGTACCATTAGGATTTAGCAGAGAGCAAGCAACAGAATTATCCAAATCTATAGCACAGCTTTCTATGGATGTTGGCTCGTTTAACAACGTTGCCACTGGTGATGTAGCTGCACGTTTTACCAGTGCCATTATTGGTAACCACGAAGCAGTAAGAGAATTAGGTATAAATCTTACAGAAGCTAGCTTAAAACAAGAAGCACAAACGTTAGGTCTCATTAAAGCTGGCGAGCAGATGGGACAAACGGAGAAAATATTATCAAGAATTAACACCCTATTTAAAAACACTACAGATGCACAAGGTGATGCAATTCGTACTCAGGATGAATTTGCCGCACAACTACGTGCTGTATCTGGTCGTTTTACAACGTTAACAGAAAATATTGGTGAAGCGATATTGCCTACAGCTGAGTTTGGATTAAAGTTAGCAAATATATTTACAGATGGTGATCGAGCTGCAATTGTAATAGGCGGAATTACTATTGCTTTAGTTAATTACAATAAAGCATCCTTAATTGCAGCTGCAAATACACTTCGCTTTAATCAAGCTCTAAGTGGAAACGCTCTTATAGCAACCGGAACAGCATTTTTGGTTGCGATTGATTTAGCTATGGATAAAATTGAAGAGCTTGGTAGAAACTCTGTCCAAGCAGCGTTTGACATAGAAGAATTAAACAATCCGGTTCAAAATTTAATTGATGCAAATGTTTCGCTTACTGAAGGATTAGAAGAACAAGCAAAAGCGGAAAAAGCATTACAAGAAGCTAGGCAAAAATCTATTGATTCTATAAAACAATCAGAAACTGCACTTGCAATACGATTAGCTGTGATGCTAGAAGAAACAGAATTAGGTAAAGCACGAGTTACCGCATTACTAGGTGAGAATAGAATCTTAACGGATCGAGAAATAAAGATTTTAGCAGAAATAGACAGAATAAAAGCACAAAATGAAGCAAATCGAGAATCAATAAGAGTTGCAAAAGAAAATGCAGATGCAGATGCAAAAGCCAAAGCACAAGCTATAAGACTAGCAAAAGAAAATGCAGATGCAGATGCTGAAGCAAATAAACGACTTATTGATCGCAAAAATAAATTAGCAGAAGCAGAAACAAGATTAGCTATTGTACAGGCTAAATCTATAGAAAATAATGATCTACAAGTAAAAAAGATGACTATTGTAGATAATGCCATCAAAGAATTAGCGGATGAATTGGGCGGTCCAGATGGACTTGGTATTCAGTATAGCGATCTAAAAGACAAAATAGGGAACTCAACAGAAGCATTGTCATTGCAAATGTTTGATCTTGAAATTATGACAGATGCACAAAGAGAACTTGCACAAACTATTATAGATACGGCAAATGCACAAATGTTTTTAGAAGAAAAGACAAATGATGCATCGAAGTCTATTGAGTTCAATGCAAGTGCAGCTGCAAACGCAATTAACTCTATGACATCTGCAATAAGAGTGTTAAAAGATGAATCAGCAGATGAAGATCAAAGGTTAAAAAATTTAGTGCAATTATTTGGTAGTTTGGCTGCACAATTTGGTGGTCCAAAAGGTGCAGTTGCTGGTGCTGTTTTAAATTTAGGCGCTGAAGTTGCTTTTGGCCACACTGGTGGATTGATACGTAATAACGGTATACAAAGATTTGCTACTGGCGGAATGGTGCAAGGGCAAGATAACGTACCAATTATGGCACAAGCTGGCGAGTTTATTATGCGTAGAGATGCAGTGCAAAATATCGGAGTTGAGAACCTGGCACAAATGAACAGGAGCGGATCTGCTGGTGGTGTTACTATCAATATCCAAGGCAATATGATTGGTAATGATGAATTTGTGCGTGATAATTTGATTCCTCAACTAAAAGAAGTATCTAATCAAGATCTAGCTTAATGCCTTTATTAAATGCACCAAAAACACCACATGTAAGTGAAAACTGGTTGTTTCAGTTTACGGCTGATAATAATACTTGCTTAGAGTTTCATCCAGAAAGTAGTGCTGGTGCAAATGATGGTGGTTATATTGATTGCGGTAATGCTTTAGCTAATATATCACCTATTATTAGTTTTACAGTGGAGTTTTGGCTAAAAGCTGACGATGTAACTTCTGTTGATTTTCCAATCATTTCAAAAACAGGTAATACAGAAGATAATGACGATAATGACTCTTTTATTGTTAAGTTGTCTAATAATGATATATTTATTCAATATGAATACGCTGAAAATTCTAATATAACTAGAACTACCTCTGCATTTTCTATTTCTGCTAATACATGGACTCATATTGCAATTGTAAGAAGCGCAGATACTGATGATATACGAGTTTATAAAAATGGGGCTTTAGCAGAAACTATATCCGATTCTAATACAGATAATGACCCAAGTGGTGCTGACAGCAGTGATCAAAGATTGTTTATAGGAGCTAATTTTGGAAAAACTAAGTTTTTTGATGGTGAGTTAGCTCATTTAAGAGTTTGGGATATTGCTAGAAATGCTACACAAATAGCAAGATATTATCAAAGAAGTATTGATAGCAATGCTACAGGATTAGTGGGATATTGGAAGTTGGATGAAGGAAATGGCACAACAGTTTTAGACTCTAGTAGTAATAGTAATAATGGAACAATTATAAGTAATCATTCTGATGGTGTAACAAATCTACCTACGTGGCAACATAATGGCTTTGATCAGTTTATACATTCTTTTGGTTTAGCTTTTGGTCATACTTCAGTTAGTTCGGAAACGTACTATGGCACTGTTTTAAATAAAAATATTACTATACGAGAAAGCATGGATATTGTAAATGGTACAGCTAGCACAAGCAATATTAGTCTTACTGTTGCTAATTTTACTTTTGAAGGTGTGGATTTTTATAAACATTTATTTAACTATGGTGAAAAGAATTATTTTAATAAAGAAGTGCGTGTTTTTGCCGAGTTTAATAATCAAACTTCACTAAGTAACTGTCAAAGAATTTTTACAGGTAGGTTGGTATCTGTAAAATTAAATGATAAGGCTCAAGCGACTATGCAAATTAATACGCATAGACCTTGGACTGGCATTACATTTCCACAAGATCAAGCAGAAAATTCTAATATATATGTACCAACTGTATATGGTGAATTTACTCCTAATGTAAGCAACGTAGGTAGTCCAGCAGTTTGTGGTGTTGATTTATATCCTGTGCCAGTTTTAGATGTAAATGATGATCAAATTATCACACTAATGCCAAGAGCATATTCATCTGGAAGTAATGCACATATAAATTTATGGCTTGGTAAAAATCGTTTTTTACCAGCAGCTAAAGGAACTTCTGCTTTTAATGAAGAAGATGCAACCATATTAAGATCAAATGTAAACGTAATCGCAACTCCTGTTACGTATCATTTTCATGGAATTATTGATGCAACTGAAAGTGAAATGACTACAACAAACCAAACATTTACAGATTTGTATAAAGCATTTGATGGAAATGATAATACGGCTGCTACTGTAACTCTTGCTGCAGGCAGTTCCAATGAGCAAGCCTCATTTCAATTTACTGGAGCAAATAATTTATTCTATGCAATTTTTATTTATAAAGCGTTTATAAAATTTAAATACTCAGTAACTGGCAATATTAATGGTTTTTTAGAATTTGATCCAGATGTTATTGCTTCTGGTATTACTGGGTCTATAAATGTTACAGATGTAAATGCTGAGCAAATATTTACGGCAAATATTCTTGGAACGAAAGGTTTGCTTTTTTCTTCAGCAAAATTGGCCGTTACTATAGAAGATGAATCTTCACCCTATGGAACTATCACACTTCACAAAGTACAAGCCGAAATTAACGCTAGAATTTTAGGAGGTTCAAATGAATCAGATGATAGAAGAGATTCTGCAGAATTATCCAAAATAAAATTTTTTTATTCTGGCGGTGCTGGACTAACTGCTTCATGGGATAGCAGCGCAATATTACATGGCCATGACATACATAGAGATTTGCTGATGAGATTTGCTGGTGTTTCATCTACAGAGCCAAGTGGATATTCTGCATTAAACTCAGATCGTTTTCAAGAAGAATGGAAAGCACGTTACTGGCAGCTGGAACCAACATCATTAAAAGATAACTTAGATAAATTAGCTTATGAATTTAGTTTTAATTATAAGATAGACGCATCTGGAGCATTAAAGTATATTAATGTATTACAAACTGGTGAATATAACACTTTTAAAAATGCTTCTAATCAAAGTAATTCTAATGAAACAACCACAAATATACTTAATTTAACAAAAAACGATATAACAAATATTACTATAGGTACAACTTCATTAAGTGATATTGTATCTAAAATGAAAATCAATTTTAAAAAACATCCAGCAGAAAATAAATATTTAGAAAATATAAAGATAACTAACACAAATTCTGTTGCAAAATATAATCATGGAGATAAAGAAGGCTTAAAAGAAGTAAGTTTAGATTATAACGTAGGCACACCAGCTACAAATGCTAACCCAAATAACAATTTCTATGCATATCAAAATAATTTAATTGGAGAAATTCGTGGTATAGTTTCTTGTGATGTCGTTAATTGTGCTTTGGGTTATCAATTAGAAACAGGAGATGTGGTGACATTTTCAGATATGCCTATAGATTTTTTTGGTGAAACTTTTAATAGTAGTAATTATTTTATGATTGTCGAATTAAAACGCTCTATTGGAAAGGTGAGCATAACAGCAAGAGAGGTAGCATAATGGGGTTTCAAAGATTTTCAACGCCGCGTGCATATGTTTGCACTATAAATTATAATTTAGCAACAGGATGGAACGATGCATCTGGCGCAAATACCGTTTTAGGAGAAATAGAAATTAAAGATAATGATGGTGCAGATGTGTCACTTAGTTCTGGTAATAAAGAAGATTTATTCGATTTAAAACCACATAATGCAGTTACAATACCAGCATCAACACAATCATTTTATGTACAATATGATACAGAATTAGGAGATAATAGCTTAGGCACAAATAATTTTGTGGCAATTTTAAATCATAATTTTAGTAATGCAGATGCAGTTTTTAAAGTACAGTGTAGTGATCAAGAAAATTTTTCAAGTGGAGTTACTGATCTTTCTGCTCATACAGGAACGTCTTCAACAGATGATCCAGCATTTCGAGTTATCAATGCAAAAGAAAATGATACCGCTCCAGAAATCGATCCAGAAACTAACGGTTGGACATTAATCACATTTAACGCTCCTACTGGTGCTGGAAATCAATTTTTAAGAATTACTATAGAAAAAGAAAATGGAGCTGATGTAAATTTTGCTACAGATCTTGTTATAGGTGGTATAATGTTTGGTAAATATATAGATTGGCCACATCCTATGGACGTTAATTTGACTACAGCGTATGACTATGATGGCACTACATTACACAACTCTGTAGGCGGAAGCACATACTCTAATGCATCATTTTATGGTCCTCCATCTTGGTCAGTAACTAATCCTTGGGTAAATACAACTACTTCAAATCAAAATACTTATGGATTTCATCGCAGATATGGACGAAAAAAACATAATTTAAATTTTAGTCACATCGCAGATACTGATTTGTTTAGCGCAGATCAGACCGCTTATCCTAATTTTTATACTGGATCAGATTTGCACTCACAATTCTATAATAAAATAATTGGCCAGCATATTCCATTTTTATGGACATTAGACAAAGATAGCAATACTTCAGGAGATTATGGTTTGTATAGATTAGCTAATTCATCTTTTACTGCTCGACAAGTTGGTAGCAGAGTTTTTGATGTAAGTCTGGACTTAATTGAAAGCTGGTAAAATGCGCGGCCTTGCAACCATTTGCAACCAAAAGCGAAGTTTATTGTCTGTAAACACGTGGATTATGATTCCACTGCTCTAACCAGCTGAGCTACTCCGCCATATCTAAGTTTTTCCGTCGTGAAAATGGCTGTAAAACCTAGTTTTCACAATAACCTAATTTATTGCTAAATATGCACAAAAATGCATAAAAAAGCATGGTATTTGCAACCATTTGCAACCACTTAAAAAGCAAGGCCGCGCTGGCGTGTCTTCTGTTTGGTGATTAAAATTAATCAGCTGCAACTGCTTGAATTTTTGATATTTTACCAGTAATTCGTTCTGCATTGCCTATTCTATTTTTATCACATTGCCAAAATGAAAAATAATATTGAGCAGTGTGTGGATCGTGAAAAAACTCCAATGCGTTACCATGCTTATTTTCATACCATTTATCGTAAAATAAAATAGCTGATACATGTTCCACTTTTTCTCCAAATATCATATTATTGACATTTCTATCTTTTTTTACTTTTATTTCTCCTTTATAAACAAATGGTACGTTTAAATATTCGCAGATTTGCGATAATCGATTAATCTTACATGGTGATAGTTGATCAAAGTAAGATACAGTTTCATAGCGACTAATACTTCTTGTTGTCATTCCAACTGCTTCTGCTAATGCAGATTGCGTAAATCCAATTTGCTTGCGCGCGTTTTTTATATTTGCCACTGCGTCTACAAAAATATCGTTCATTACGCTACCCCCATCTTACGGTTAAACGCACTATCTACACTATCATTAATCTTATCCATAGTAGTATGTGATACTGGAGCATAATTGTTTTTTACTACTGATTTCGTAGTATCGCCAATAGCGTACCCAGCAAGCTGTATATCGCCATTTTCTTCCTCAGCTAATTGTGCTTTCAACCTACGTAAATCATGGCACGTAAAATCAATTTCAGTAATACTGCTTATCTCTGCAATCATCTTATTAAGCTTCTTGTATGCAAATGGTAGTGGCTTATCATTTCCTTGATCTTTCCATTTACGCAATATGTCCATTACAACCGGGTGCTGCTTGGCTAATTTGCGCGATTTCTTACGTTTTGGCAATACGCTAATAGTGCGCTCGTTAAAATCAATATGATGCCACTGTAGCTCTTTATCACGGTTTAAATAGTTATATCCAACTAGCTCTGTAGCTCTTGCACCAGTATATAGATATAAGCGCAATAAATCATGCTGAAACTCATTAAGATCAGGATGATTAAACAGTGTCAATATTTCTTGATCTTCCCAGACTTTAAATTCTGAATCTGGTGTTTCAGATGCATTGTATTTGTCATTTTTTGTCACGACTTCAAAATTAACCATGCCGCGACCTTGTGGTCCGCCATTGGTTAATGCCCACATGAATATGCAGCGCAAATCACGTAAGTAACTGTTAATACCATTCCGGGTGCAAAAATGGTCCCGGTATGCTTTATAGATTTCCCAGCCTTGCTTGCGACCAGTTTTCATGTCGCGGTACATACCACGAATACTTTCTACTGGTGTTTCTGGTGGAAATACTTCTAGCGCACTTTTCATTACTGCTCTATATCTGTTGCATGTTAGTTCGTTTGTTTTATTAGCAAGTACGTTATCTTCGTATGCAGTAAACACATGCTGTATTGTAATGACTTCGTCTACTTGATGATACAGTGACTTCCATTGCGGGTTGCCGTTTTTGCGCCAAGTCTCAATTAGATTCCACTTTTGCTCGGCTTCATCTGCTTTGCCTTGCGTGGAATACGATTCACTTTTCCAGCTACTACTTACTGGATCTTTGTAGCGAACTACATATTTATTTTTTTTGCGATCTTTTCTAATATATTGTGATGCCATATTATGTCTATCCTTTTTTTATACTAACGTAAATTATGCACAAATATGCAGAAATGCAAATTTTATACTTGTAAAAAGTAAAATCTGTATTTTAACTTAGCTACAAATGACATACACAAAAGCAACACAAAACCAGTGGACAATTCATCAATTGATGAAAAAATATCAATATAGTTTGCGTGACTTAGAGCCGCTTACTGGATATAGTGCAAGTATGTTATGTCGTCTTTTTAAAGGGGAAAGAAAAATTAAAGTAAAACATAAACAGATACTATCTAAAGTATTTCAAATCGAAGAAAATAATATAATATGGCCAACAATCAAGTAGGCTGGATGACCATACAGCAAGCTGCTATCTATCTTGGAGTATCTGAGCGCGGTTTAAAATATGCAGTTAAGCTAAAAAAAGAAAATTTAGCAAATCATTCTTTAGTATTGAAAAGCTACGGTAATCGTACACTAATTAAGAAAAAAAGTATTGATGACACTGAAAATATTACAATTAAAGCTCCGCAAAGCTAGGCGGTTCCTTATCATAAGCATGTCTATCCTTCAATCATGTTGCTCCAAGGGGATCGCCTAGTGCTTTTTACCGTAAATATACCAAACAAAGCAGAGCGTACGTATTTAGCGTCGCAGATAAAAAAAATATTAAAGAATGCAGATTTAGAAGCAAACGTGTACACACCTATAGATAAAAGCAAAGCAGACATAGGTATTAAAGCAGAAAATTTATCATTAAAGACTTTGGCTCAAATCGTGGGCCGAATTGAACAAAGTGGGTATAGTATAGACAAGAAAGGCCAAGAAGATCTTGACCTTTCCGTTTCTGCGCTATCACCACAATAACACAGAAGACAACAGGAGAAGTTACGTATGGGCGTATTACCATCAAACTATGAAGTTCCTCAATCTGGTAACGGAGGTTTGTATGTTAAGCTACAACCGGGTGAAAATCGTTTTCGTATATTAGAAGCGCCAACCACCGGGTTTATTGTATGGAAAGACAAACAACCTACCAGATATAAAGCAAAAGCAGATGTACCAGCCGGAAGTGAAGATGTAAAGCACTTTTGGTTTGTGCCAGTATGGATGGACGATAGGGTTTGCTTTTTAGAAATAGCGCAAAAAACAGTTATTAGTGAACTTGCTTTTTTAGATCAAAATGAAGATTGGGGTGCATTAACGGATTATGACGTGCTAGTACATCGTGAAGGCGAAAAGATGGATACTCAGTATCGGGTGCAACCAGTGCCAAAAAGAGCATTGAAAAAAGATGCTGTAGAGCAATGGAAATCTATGAAGCCAAACTACAAGCCTGAGAATTTATTTTCAGATGATGGCGTAGTGTATGCTACTGAAGCAACTGAAGACGATGGATTGCCATTTTGATTAACGTCGCAAAGAAAGGTTATCGCGGAGAGGTTGAGGTCCTTCAATTGTTTGAGGGTCTTGACATCTCCGCTATGCGGTCATGGGGTAGTGATGGTAGGAGCATGCAGCAAGCAAGTGACGTTGATATTGTCGCAGATGTAGCAGAGGACTTGCAATTAAAAATTCAAGTAAAAAGACGCAAAAAGCTACCCGCGTATTTACAGTTTAAGAATTGTGACTTAGTGGCTACACGTCAGGATCGTGGACACTGGGTATACATTTTACAAGAAAGCACGTTTAAGAGACTATTAGAAAAATGTGTTTCATAATTAACAAAAATTATGCTGGGGAGATAGAGATAGGAATGACAAATGTCTCGAAAACAAGTGGTTTGGTTGACTTCCCAGCAAAACATGCCGACAATGTCGCAGTGCAAAACAGCGGGACCAGAAATGTAAATAAAAACGGTCAAGGGTCGGCTGGGGTGGTAGCAGCCTTGGTCCCGCAAAATTTAGGAGAGTTTATGAGTGCAAAATCAAATTTAGTTCACATTGTTAGCACTAGCGTAGATAAGGTGCTAAAACAACATAAGGTAAAGAGTGAAGAGAAGCGCATCGAAATAGCTATGGATGTTGTTGATGAAGTGCTGCGATTTATTGAAAACCCAAAAAACTTTAAGAAAAATGATGAACAGTAAAGATTTTAAAAAGCATAGAGAAGATTTCTTTGATCTTGCTATGTCTGTCAGTGATAAAAAGCGCGTTGAGTATTGCATATCAAATCACGATGAAGATGTTTTATACAATTTTAAAAATGTTGCAGATCGTCTTGGTATTACACCAGAGCAAGCATTAATGGTTTATGTATTAAAGCATGTTGATGCGATATGCAATGATGCGAAAACCGGGGTGCAAGTAAGTGACGAAACTGTGATGTCAAGGGCAATTGATGTCTGTAATTACATGATTTTATACACCAGTTTAAAAAAAGAACCACATGAAAATAACACTAAACCAGACGGAGCTGTCGATGGCGTGCATGAGCGGAGCGGATCGCCTTCTACAGAACCACAAAAATGGGACGAATACTCAAGCCAAGAAGCTTGATCGTGACATAACTGGCATGGCGGGTGAAATCGCTGTTGCTAAATATTTTAACCGTTACCCAGACCTAACAGTAGGGCCACATTATAATGGTTATGACCTTATGGTTGCGGGTAAAAAGGTAGAAGTAAAAACTACTTCATATAATCCCGGATTTTTACAGCAATCATTAAAGAAAAACGTATACGATGCAGATATTTATGTATTGGTGCATATTGATTTGCCGCATTGTACTATTCTTGGTGGCATAGCATCTGAAGATTTTATCCATGAATTTAATGTAAAAGACACTGGTTATGGCAAGATGTATACCATTGAGTCATCACA